TTTCATTCCCCATGAGATCCCCTGAGTCATCTCTAACTAGAAAAGATTTCTCTGCTATCAGTCAGTTGGAACTCCATAGATTGTACTCTCAGTTCTGGGCTGAACATAAAGTCAGTCAGACAATTTCAGTTAAGGAAAACGAATGGATAGAAGTTGGAGCATTTGTGTATAAGAATTTTGAAGGTATATCAGGAGTATCTTTCTTACCTTACTCTGATTATGTTTATGAACAAGCTCCATACACTGAGTGTTCAAAGAAAGAATTCAATAACTTAACTAAACAAATACCTGATATTAATTGGGGTTCTTTAAAAGATTATGAGGTACTTGATAACACAATTTCTTCCCAAGAACTAGCGTGTACTAGTGGTTCTTGTGAGATATAATACAAAAGTGGACATTTATGGACTATAACAACTTGGTTTCAAAAGAATTAATACAATATTTAGAAGAGATGTTTCCTAATAAACTACCACCTAAAGGATGTGATATAGTAGAATTGGCATACCTTCAAGGACAACAGTCTGTGGTGGATAGACTTACACAGTTATACGAGGAGGATCAATATGGGAGCACGTAGAGCAGCACCACAGATTAAGATGCCTCCTCCCCCACCACCTCCTGCACAAATGGATACTCCTAATGTAGCAGAAGCAGAGATGGCAGTATTGGATGCTCCTAAAACAGAGGAGTCAGCATCGAAGTATAAGAAGAAAAGAAAAGGTAAAGCTAAAGGACAATCCCATTCTAATTATAAGGGTGGAGGAGTACAAGTATAACTTTAATATATACACACACTATGGGAACATTAACGCAATTAAACATAAGACCAATAATATCAGAAGAAGAGAGACTACAGATTTATGAGGAAGCTGATAAGGATGGAGGTAGACATCCTATTATGCCTTCACATGTAGTTAGAAAGGATGATAATATTGTAGGTGCATTTTGTTTAACTAGTCCAACAGTTTACTGGTGGATGCATACTAAAAAAATAAGAGGAAGAGATTCATATTCAGTATTCCAAGCAATGAGTGCCTTGCTATCTGAAGATGGTATACATAAATTTATTCTACCATGTGAACCTGAGTCTCCATACTTCTCTTTACTATCAAATAAACTAGGTTACTATCCGGGCACAGACGGAGGTGACTGGAGACTATTTATTAATGGATAATATATGGGAGCAACACAAGCAGTAAAAGAAGGAATAGCAAGTTCTCAACAAAGAATGAGACAGTATAAAAGAGAGAAGTTAGATCCTACTACTAGAGAAGCTCAAGCCAGAGTAGGTCAAGCAAGTGGAGATGCAATGTCAGGATTTGAAACTGCTATGAGAGAGAACACTGAGGGAGTAGGAGAATTTATATCTAGAAATACTGAGTCCATATCAGGAGGAGGTGGAGGTAGTGGTGATGTTTCTGATGTATCTGAAGCAAACTACTCATCAACTTCTACAGCCCAAACAAGTTCAGGAAAAGGAAAGAAAGCAGATTTATCTGGACAAGATAGGAAGAAAGCTCAAGGAGCTTCTAAACAATTAACCGCTAAACAGAAGAAGGCAGGTACAGTATGAAAATATATACTGAAGTAAATTATACATGGGATGACGAGAAGAATGAACTCGTTAAGGAATCTGAAAAATCATTTGATTATGAAGGTGAAGTAGATCAGTGTATTAAAATTGGAGGGTATACGTTTAGACCACCTAAACCTCCCAAGCCTCCTAAAATTTCTCTACCTAAAATTGAAGTACCTAAATTTGATTTTAAACCTCCTGACCTTCCGAAACCTCCTAAGATAACACCTCCTAAAATTGGGACAGGGCAAGGCGGTACACTTGGACAGATTACTAGTGGTATTAATACAACTCTGAGTGATGCTGGTAGTGCCTTATCAACAAATATTGAATCAGGATTAGGATTAGTTGAGAAAGGACTAGACTCAACATTAGGAGCGGCAGGAAGAAAACTTACTAGTTTACTTGCACCCGGTAAAGATGATAGTGGAGGAGCATCTGCACCCGGAAAAGAAAAAGGAGATAGGTTTGAGACAATGGGACAGGGTGGACAAATAGGAATGAAAGGTGCAGAGTTAGGTAAGAAAGTTAAAAAAACTACTGCGGGTGCTGGTGGTAAAAGACGATTAAGACAAATTAGTAAATCAGGTGCTAAAGTATGAATGAGATAGTTGACTCTCAACAAGCTGGTCAATTAAAAAGTATGTATGATCAAGCCTTTACTAAGAGAGAGTCATACCTTAATAGAGCGAGAGAGTGTGTTAAACTAACGATACCTACATTATTAAAAGATCAAGGAGCAAATTGGTCTACCACATTTCCTACCCCCTTCCAGAGTATAGGAGCTAGAGGAGTCAATCACCTAGCGAGTAAACTTTTACTTACATTGCTACCTCCAAATTCTCCTTTCTTTAGACTGACAATAGACGACTTTGATATAGAAGAACTAGTAGGGCCAGAACAGCGAGGAGCAGTTGAAGAAGGGTTTGCTAGGATTGAACGATCCGCAATGAGTGAGATTGAAACAGAAGCATTCCGTGTTCCTGTATTTGAAGCACTCAAACATCTTATAACTACTGGTAATTGTTTGCTTTATCTTCCGGAAGAGGGAGGTATGCGTGTGTTTCACTTAGATAGGTACGTTTGTAAACGTGACCCAATGGGTAATCTTCTCCATATAATAACTAAAGAAACATTGGATGCAAGAACTGTACCAGAGAATGCAAGAGTAGCTCTAGGGCTTCCTTCACCACAGGAGCTTTCCCCTGAGTATCCTGATAAGCCCTATGAGCTATACACTTACGTATGTAACAAAGGTAAATACTGGCACATACATCAAGAAATAGGAACTACTATTATCCCTGAATCCTACGGCAAGTACCCTATTGATAAGAATCCTTTTATCCCTTTACGCTTTAGTAGAGTGGATGGGGAATCTTATGGTCGAGGATTAGTAGAAGAATATCTTGGGGATTTAAAATCTCTTGAAGCATTATCACAAGCTATTGTTGAAGGTTCTGCGGCAGCTTCAAAAGTTTTATTCTTAGTTAGACCTAATGGTACTACTAGAATAAAAACTATAGCTGATGCACCTAGCGGTGCTATAGTACAGGGTGATAAAAATGATGTATCCACATTGCAAGTTGATAAGTTTAATGACTTTAGAATTGCACAGGATATGACAAGAGATATACAAGATAGGTTAGCTGCGGCTTTCCTTCTTAATTCCTCTGTTCAAAGAAACGCTGAAAGAGTTACAGCAGAAGAAATACGTTTCATGGCACAAGAACTAGAGAGTGCTCTAGGTGGTGTCTATTCTGTTCTTTCTCAGGAGTTTCAATTACCACTTATTAATATTCTATTAGGTAGAATGGTTAAGCAGAGAAAGATGCCTAAGTTTCCAAAAGAAAAAGTTAAACCTCAGGTTGTAACTGGTATGGAAGCATTAGGTCGTGGTCAGGATCTAAACAAACTATCTCAATTCTTAGAGTATCTAACTCCATTAGGCCCAGAAGTGTTGTCACAGAAGTTAAACATTGATGACTATATGGATCGACTTGGTGCATCTCTTGGTATTGATACAGGTGGTTTAATTAAAACTGATGAACAGATTCAACAGGAACAAATGGAAGCCCAACAAGCACAGCAAGCTCAGATGCAAGAACAACAACAAGCACAGATGCAAGCTGATGTTATTAAAGGAGCAACGCCAAATATGGTCAAGGGTATGAATGAACAAATGGCTAATAATCCTGAGATGGCAGAAGCTATGCAAGAAGCTATGGCTCAACAGATGGGTAATGCATAATCAACACACAGTAAGAAGGAAACATAATGACTGACGAAGTTCAAACATATCAAGGAGAAGGAACAAATCAAGTAGGCTCACCAGAACATGTACATAATATGTTTGCCGCTATGGAAGAACCTATTAATCCTAGTGATGTAGAAGAAGAGACATACATTAAGGATAGTGATAGACCTGAGTGGCTACCTGAAAAATTCAGTTCTCCTGAAGAATTAGCAAATGCGTATAAGAATTTAGAACGAGAATTCCATGCTAACACACAACAGACTGAGCAGGAAGCAGAGGTACAAAGGTTTCAGAATGAAGAAGTACCTGAAATATTACAGACCACACCTTCACAAGTTCATAAATTACTAGATGAAAAAGGATTAGACTTCAGCGTATTCCAAGAAGAGTATAATGAGACAGGTACTCTATCTAAAGAAGCTATGGATGCCCTTTCAGAACAAGGTATATCTGAACAAATGGTTACTACTTGGCTACAAGGTCAAGAAGCATTAGCAGAACAAGCTGTTGAACACTTGTATAATGAAGTGGGTGGTGAAGAGAATTATGATTTAATGATGCAATGGGCAGGAGATAACCTACAGCCGTGGGAAATTGAAGCCTATAATAAACAGATTGAAAACCTAGATGCTAATACTAATTTTGCTGTATTAGGATTAAAAGCTAGGTATCAGAATGCGGAGGGTATTCCTCCTAACCTTATGTCGGGTGAAGTAACGGGTGATATAGCTCCCCGTTTTGAATCTCTGGCAGAACTTACTTCGGCAATGAGCGATCCGAAGTATGAGAAAGATCCAGCTTATCGTGCACGTGTGGCACAAAAGCTGAGATTTTCAAATGTGCTCTAACAAAGAAATAAAGGACAAGACCAAAAAGTAAGACCTTGCCCCATGCGTGGGATAACTTTGTACCGAACTTTGTGAGACTAGATTTCTGAGTTATTAATCAATAACCCTTAATCTAAGGAAAAACAATATGGCTACTGACTATACCGCAATTCATCGGGCTGGTTTAGACAATGCTGCATCCTCAGGAGATGGAAGAGGAAGGCAGTTATTTCTAAAGCTGTACGCAGGAGAAGTGCTTACAGCCTTCCAGTCTAAGAATATCATGATGCCTTTGCATCGTGTGCGAACAATTTCAAAAGGTAAGTCAGCACAATTTCCGATGACTGGTAAGTACCGAGATGCGGGCTACCATACACCCGGAAAGGAAATCGTTCCAACTGCCTCCAAGCAGGGTGAGAGGATCGTTTCGATTGATGACCTGTTAGTTAATGCTCAGTTCATTCCGAACATTGACGAAGCAATGTCTCACTACGATGTACGTTCAATCTACACTCAAGAGGCCGGATTCGGTTTAAGTAAAGTTGCTGACCAAAATATATTGAGACTCGCAATCAAAGCCGCACTCTGTGAAAGTTCAGCTATGGCTGCTCTTACCACAGGTGCACCAATGATTCAAGAGTACACAGCATTTGCAGATGAAGATTTTACTTCTAATGTTGTTATCGGAGCAACTTCCGGTACATCATCTGATATTGCTGCATCTCGTGATCCTAAAGCAATAGCTCAAGCGATCATGGATGCAAAGCGTATCCTGTCCAATGCAGATGTACCCGGAGAACCTTTTGTTGTACTTAACAACGATACATATTTCGATATGTTTAAGGTATCTGGAACTAGTAACTTGAATGATCTGGTTATCTTTAATCGGGATCTTGGTGGAACAGGAAGCGTTGCTTCAGGTACAGTACCTCAAATATTAGGTATGCCTGTGTACGTAACTAACCACTTAGGTTCATTCGCTGTAGGAACTAATACTTGGAGTACATCTCTATGGACAATGTCTGGTGATGTAGGCCAATCTAAAACTGGTACTGCAACTTGGGGTAGTGAACAACCTCTAGCTGCTGAATCCAACAGAGCTACTCAGTACGACACTGGAAGTACAGAGCATGATGCGTGGACTACAGAAGTTACTAACAATAATGGAACTGCTGGTAATAGAATCAAAGCAAAAATATCTGCTATAGCTAATCGTGTAATAGGATTAGTTATGACTATGGATGCAGTTGCTACTGTTAAATTAATGGATCTCTCAGTTGAATCTGAATATCAGATTAACAGACAGGGTACATTAATGGTATCTAAGTATGCAATGGGTCATAACGTGTTACGACCTGCGTGTGCTGTCGCTTTAATTCAAGGTTTGTAGAATTAAAGTTTAACTTTGGGAGTATCCTTTAACTAGGGTACTCCCTTTTTTTTACTGTAAGAGGAATAATGAGTCTAAATAGAATGACTGAGTTAGAAGCAGTCAATACCATGCTTACAACTATTGGTGAACAACCTGTTTCTAGTTTAGATAACTTAGCAGGACTTCAAGATGCTAGTATCGCTAGACAAATTCTTACTAATATATCACGCACAGTACAATCTAAGGGATGGGTATTCAATTTAGACTTGCAAGTTACATACTCTCCTAATACAAATGGAGAAATTATATTAGGATCTAATGTTTTACGAATTGATACTACTTCTAAAGTCCGTAAATCAACTAAAGATATAGTTGAAAGGGGAGGTAAGTTATATGATAGAGAGAATAATACTAGTGTATTTACAGATGATGTGGTTGTAGATAGAGTAATAGTATTAAGTTTTAATGACTTACCTGAAGCAGCAAGGAGATACATAGCAACTAGAGCAGCTAGAGTATTCCATGATAGAGTAGTGGGATCAGGTGAACTACATAGATTTTTTCAGGAAGATGAACAAATGGCATGGACTGAATTATTAGAGTATGAATCGGAGGTTGGAGATTATACAATCTTTGATGACTACGATGTTTATAGAGTAATAGAAAGAAACAATGGTCAAGTAAGACAAACTTCCACAACAACAACATAAGATGGCATTAATTTCAGGAACAATCCCTAGTCTAATAAATGGAGTCTCACAACAACCAGCAACACTTAGGTTGCCTACACAGGGTGAGATACAGGAAAATGGATTATCCCACATTGCACGAGGACTAGAGAAGAGACCATGTACTGAACATGTAGCTACTACTGGTGTAACTTCAAACAACAGTAATGATGTATTCATACATACTATTAGAAGATCAGAAGATGAAGCATATGCATTACTTGTAAAAGGGACTGATAAAGCTAGTGCTCAACCCTCAGTTAAAATGGTTGATCTTACAGGCTATGCAACTGGTACTGCTGGCAGTGAAGTGTATATAAAAAAGGAAGATCAAGGAACTAATAACATAACTGCATCAGACCCACTAAGTGCATCCTCTAATACTGATGTACGAAATTACTTAGGTAACTTCACCTCTTCTAACGCATTTGAACCTAGTAAACTCTCTGCTACTACTATTGCCGACTTTACATTCCTTTTAAATAAGTCAGTTTATGTAGAACAATCTACTACTACTGCACCGAATAGAGATTATGAATCACTTATATATTTTAAGATAGGAGACTTTGGTGCAGACTATAAAATAGAAGTTAAGACATGGCCTGTTGACTCTAATGGTGAACCTGATATGAGTGGAAACCCATTAAAAACACAGTCAGCTACCTTTACAACTCCAGATAATAAAACTAAGAGTAGAAGTGGAGATGAGAATACGGAGTCAATTAATAATCAAGCGGCTGTTGTAGTAAGTAATATAGCATGGAATTTATATGATGGAATGGCTTCTGTAAAAACCCATCCAGTTGAAATAAAAAAATCTACAACTGGATCTAAAGATGCATACGTTCATCAAGTATCGGATAGTGGAAATCCTACCTCAGTATATGGGGGTACAACTGGCGTTATTAATAATGGTTCATTTAGCGGTGTTGCATTAAAATCTTTAGCTGCTCATGATGGAGACACATTCACTACTAAATATGTAGCTGGTGAAAGTATAATACATATTAGTAATAATAAGTTTCCTTTTACAGTAGAAGTTACAGATGGTAAAGGAGATGCCTATATGAGAGCTATTAATGGTAGTGATGAAGTAGCACAATTCGGATACTTACCGGGATCTGGTCTCCCATCTCCAGAAGCAGACGGATTTATAGCAAAAATTTCAGGAGATAAATCTAGTGGACAGGATGATTACTTTGTTAAATGGGAAGGTAATGTATGGAAAGAAACTATTAGACCTGTGTACCCCGGAGGTAAAACAGGCCACGACCACGAAATAGTTAAGAGGAATGCTAGAACCTCATTTAATGCAGCTACAATGCCTGTAAATCTTTTCAAAGCATTTGGTACAGTGAATGGTACAGCTAATCAAATATATTATATTCTTTCTACAGTAGATTGGTCAACTCGTACTTGCGGTGACTTAGGTACTAATCCATTCCCTTCCTTTGCAAATTACTCATTAAGTGGAAATGCTACTACTCCTCCAGATGATACAGCCGATTCTACTTATACGATAAATGATATATTCTTTCATAGAAATAGGTTAGGATTTGTATCTGACGAAAACGTGATATTATCTGAGGCTGGAGAATATTTTAATTTCTGGCATAATACTGTATTGTCTGTACTAGATACAGCAGTTATTGATGTAGCAGTTAGTAATAACCAAGTAGCTATATTGAAATCTGCTATACCATTTCAAGAGAACCTTGTATTGTTCTCAGATCTCCAGCAGTTCAAATTAACTTCAGCACAGTTCCTTACCCCTACTTCTGTAACTGTTGATGTTGCAACTAACTTTGAAGTATCCTCAGACACAAAGCCAGTTCCGGCTGGTAAAACAATCTTCTTCCCTTTTCAACGTGGAGCATACTCAGGTATCCGAGAGTACTTCATTGATGTCGCATCTGAGACTAATGATGCAAATGAAGTAACCGCTCATGTACCAGAGTATATTAAAGGCACAGTAAAGAAGATGGCAGTATCATCCAACGAAGAAGTGTTACTTGTGTTATCTGATACTGACAGAAAGGAACTTGTAGTTTATAAGTACTATTATAATGACAAAGAAAAACTACAGTCTGCATGGTCTAAATGGAGATTTGATGCGGATATTATAGATGTAGAGTTTATCGGCTCAGTTGCTTTTATATTATTTAGAAGGGGTAGTGGTACTAATGATCCAGTTTATTTAGAAAAACTTAATTTATCCGTAGATAGTGCTACAGCAGTGCTTGATGACTCCATAGGTGTAAGATTAGATAGAAGAGTTAAACTATCTAAAACCGGAACATCCTCAATGCCTTACACAGATGCAGATTATGATAAACTAACTACCTCTTCAGTACAAGTAAGTGGTAATGGACAGTTTGGATCACGATTAAAATTAAAGAATCTAAATACAACTGGTAACTTTTCTCCAAGAGTAGGTCAAACATTCTCTGCATCAGGAGTAAGTGGTACTAAATATAAAGTGATTGATACAGAGGAACTTGCAAGTGATAATACCTGTACAATTAAAATAACTCCCTCTATCTCTGAATCTAGTAAATGGGATGATGGAAAAGTTTTAACTTTTGATGAGAGGGAAGTAGAGTATATAGTAGAGACTGGAGAAAAAATTCAAGCAAGTCAGCTAACTGGAGTTTTAAACAATGGTACTCAATTATCTAATTCCAGGGGCAATGGTACTCCCATAGTTTACGCAGGTATACCTTATGAATTTAAGTATCAGTTCTCAGAACAGTTTGTTAAAAGTAATGATAACTCCATTAACTCTGGTAGATTACAAATGAGAAACTTTGAGATCTCTTACGATAAAACTGGAGCATTTACTGTAGAGATTTCACCTAGACCATTTGATGCCTTATATAGAGATGTTAATATACGAGAGTTTACCGGAGTTATTGTTGGTACATCACTACTAGGAAAGAAGGAACTTGCAACTGGAGTATTTAGAGTTCCTGTATACTGTAACAGTAAGGATGTTAAAATAACAGTTACTAGTAACTCATGGTATCCAGTTGCTTTACAATCAGCAGACTGGGAAGCACTTCAAGTATTAAGGAATCAAAGAATTTAATGGGATATATAGTAAGAAAGACTATTAAAAAAGATTGTGAGATTCTAGCTATAAAGCTGAGACAGTCGGATAAGAATGAAATATGGAGTTCACATAGGGCAACTCCTATTGAAGCTCTTGAACAAGGGCTAAATGAATCAGGAGACTTTTGTTATACCTTATTACTCAATGAAGAAGTAGTAGGTATATTTGGAGTGAATAGAGTAGATAATGAATCAGGAGTGGTATGGCTAATGGGTTCTAATAATATGACTTCACATAAGTCAGGATTTTATAAAGTATCAAAAAAGTATCTTAGACTATTTAGGAAAGAGTTTAGTTTATTATTTAATTATGTAGATGATCGTAATAAACAAACAGCTAAGTGGTTGGAGAAGTTAGGATTCTCATTTATTCAGCAAGAACCTGAATTTGGAGAAGATAAAATACCATTTAATTTATTTATGATAGGGAGATAATATGTGTCATCCAGCAGTATTTGTAGCAACAGCATTAATCCAAGCACAGCAAGCACAACAAGCACAAGATGCACAAGTTAGTGCTATGAATGCGGCTGCTGAAGAAAATGCTAAAATGCAAGGAGAAGCCTATCAAAATGATATGGCTTCAGCATATGCAGAAGAAATAAATATAGAAGAAGAAGGATTTAAAAGTGCCGAAGATGCCGCTAGTGCTAAACTAGATATGCTTATAATGGCAAGAGAAGATCAAGCTCGATTACGCTCACAGAATATGGAAACAATAGGAGGAGGACAAACTGCTGATGCTATTATGGGAAATCTAAGACGACATATTGCTGGTAATACAAGAGATTTAGAGGATAACTATCAGAGAGGAGTAACTTCAAGAAGAAAAGAGAGGGAAGGAATCACTAGAGATAGAATAAGTAGACGTATATCATATAAGAGTGGCCTTAAAAGTTTACCAACTAGTTCTTACGCTTCTCAAAATGAGAGAAATCTTCAATTAGTAAGCTCCGGTTTTCAAGGATACGCTGGTTATAAGAGTTATACTAAAGTAACAGAGGCAGCATAGGAGAGATATGGCTTCAAAAGCAGACTTATTAGCTTCCGCTAGAAAGAGAGTACAAAAACAGAAAATCTTTCGTAGAGGTCGGGGTACTAATACTGGTGTTAGACAGGCTAGTGCCAGTCCAGACGCAGGTAGAGGAGCAAAGGAGGTATCTGATTTTCTAGGTACATTACTTAATATAGGGCCGGGTATTCTCGATGCACATAATAAAGAAACAAATGAGGAGAATAAGAAGTTAGTTGCAAAAGGTGAAGCAACTTATAAGAATGCAACTCCTGAACAAAGGAGACAATTTAAAGAAGCTATTAGAAGTGGAGCAATATCTGGAGGTGAGAGCCCATACTTTAGAGAAGGTTTAAAACGAGCACAAGCTGATGCAATGGCTTTAGAGTATGGTAATGAAGTAATGCTTGCTTGGGAACAAAGTGATGCAAAGAATAGCTCAGATCCACAGGCATTTACTAATTTTCTAGACGAGTTCCAACATAAAGCTGATGGCCCACCGGGACAAAATCGTTCATGGGAAGAACGTGTGGGTGACTTAGGTGAACACGTTGCTAATGAAGAGTTTCAACCTAGAGCAGATGCAATTAAAAGACAGTTGATGCAGATGCACTCAGAGCATCAGAGAAGTGAGTACAAAAAGAAAGCACAAGATCTTATTTATTCTTCTGAAAGTAAGAAATTTGAAGATCCTACTATAAGTAACTTATTACAGAGTGGGGATGTAGATGGTACTTTAGCAAAAGAAGGATTAATAACTAGTTCAGTTACACGTAGATTAAATATGTTAGATCCTAGTAAACGTGTACCATTAGATACTAGTGCTAAATCTAAATTTATACAGAACTATATTAATAAATCTGATGATCCTAGAGCTCCACTTGCAGTCCATGATAAAACGGCTGAGAATGAATATAATAGACAAGTAGGCAATATAGAAGCCTCCTTAGAACATCATATCACAAAGGTAATAGGAAAAGATGGGGCAAAAAATGTATTTAGTTTAGCGGCTTTTAAAAAAGAAAGTAAGAAAGATAGAAGTTATATAGCCTCAACTAGTTCTAAAGGAGATACAAAGTATACTAAGTCTCCACATCCTACAGAATTAGAATTAACTCCTATAGAAAATGCTCAAGAAAGTATGTTAGATATAGCATCTTTTGTTGAGCCAGATATAAACGAAGGAGTAGTAGCAATGTCACCTCCTCCAGCAGAAGTTCCACCTCCTATAGATGAACCAGAACCAACCTCTATAGTACTTGCATCAAGAGAGATAGGCGGTAAAGACTTTTCTAATAAACAAATTGTTATTGCTGAAGGAGAACTTGAGTACATTGATAGAGAACCAGATCAGGTTGAAGATGCACCAGTATCACAGCCTATTGAATCTTTAGCACCTAAACCTACTCAAATAGAAGATGCAATGAAATTGGCTATTGAAGGTATTGACCCTGCAAAAACTAGTTACGGATTAGTTGCATATAATACAGAAGAAGAAGCACAGAAAATAGTTGATAATATTAGAGATAATGTTGTAGGAGATACCACTGGTACTTGGGAGTTTGCCATTAAAAAGGTGGGAGATGTATACCAAGTACAAACTCAAGGAGGCTCTACTATAACAGATAATCAACACAAGGCTTTCTTTGATGCATTAGCTTCTGAGTACCCCGGAGAGATGGGCAACTTAAATGCTCGTTGGGATGACAAAGTAAAAGATAAGGATTATGTACAAGTAATTTCACCAGCCCGAATTAAACCTAAAAAGAAGAAAAGGACATAAGTGAAACCAAAAACAGAATTTGATATAGAGCAGAATGAAAGAACTGGTGTAGGTTTTAAATTAGGATTACAGAAAAAAACCAGACCAATAGGTAAAACAGAGATTGCTGAAATATCTCAAAGACTCCACAGAGAAAAACTAGCTGGCAATGCTTTAACAAATTTTATCCATAATATAAACGCTGATAATGAGGAGTATATTGATCAGGGACATGCCCCTTCATGGGTACTTGAGAAGTCTGCGAGAAATATAGCTAATAAAGCATTAACAACTGGTAATAAAAATTGGTTGGATCTAATAGGTAAAGTAGAAACATATGGAGGTGGAAACTATTCCCAAACTCAGAAGGGTAGAAAGATTATTAGAGATACTATAAATGAAATAGAAAGAAAAGCTAATGAGAATGAGGATAGGGAATACAAAAGGAGATCAAGAGGAAAAGAGGAACTAAAATATGAATTCACTGTTGGATTCAATAGAATTTTAGGTATGGAAGAAGGGCCAGAAAAAGAGGCTTTAATACAAAAAGCTAAGAAAAACGCTTTTAATATGGGTCTTAGTAATATATATCAAGGTATATATAAGGATTATGACTTGATAAATAAAAGAGAGGGAGAACCACAGATACTAAGTGATAAGGAGATGATGCCTAAGATTTTAGAGTATCTCAATGCACCGGGGAATTTCGGAACTTTTGAGACTATGACTGCGGGTGTTACAACATTTCTAGCTCAAAACAATATAAAGGTAAATGAGAACCAACAAAGTAAAATAGATAAACTACTAAAAGCCTATACACCATTAGAAGGTATTAATGAATTCAAAGAATTAAATGATTCAATAGATAAATTTGGAGATGACTATCTTAAACAACTAAGTATTAATGCAAAATATATACCAGATCAAGCAAGAACAGCTTCAATAGATCAGAAAGCAAATTTAATAAAACGATTCCGCACAGTATTTAATGAGCATAGACTAGAAATAAAAGGTAAGGAAGGACAGTACATACCTTACGGCTCATGGTCAACAGAACAGAAAGCTAAGTTACATCAAGACTTACTTACAGTACGAGATGCTTACTTAAATACTGCTCGTACTGCAATTAAAAAGGCTTATGATGAAAATACTCCAATACCTAATGATCCTAAAACAAATGATGAGTATAACAAAGTATACACAGAGTTAGGTACTCTTAATTATCTAGTTGGAACTGGTGTACCTTTAACTGATGCTCAAGAAGAAAGACGGAAAAACTTAGAATTAGAATTAAAATACAAATGGCCTCAAAAGTGGGAGGAACATAGGAAGTCAGAGATACAAAGAGATGAGCCTGAAAAAGATGAGATTAGTTTTGCTAAAGATGCTGATCCTGAACATACACAGGAAATAAGAAGTATCCTTGCAGAACACTCTCTTGAGACTCCTCAGTACATGCAGATGAAAATTGATGAGTATACTAATAAGGAGAAGATTAAACCGGATTCAGAGGCTCAAGCAGAGATAGATAGATTTAAGCAAAGTGGAACTAAACTAGAGGATATTCCTACTACTAAGGATTCTCTTGATTTGTTTGATGAACTACTTACCTCCATATTCCCCGGCTACCAGCCCGGACTAATGGCGTTAAAGTTTGCAGATGTAGTAAAGAGAGTACCTACCTTTCCAATGCAAGCATTCTATATGATAAGAGAGAATAGAAATGATATTAAAGATTTTATTAAAGAAAAACTTAAGGCAAAAATCTTAGGCGAAAAAGGAAAAGAAGGTCTTAATGTACCCTACGGAACACTATGGTCTAATAAGCAAAGAGAAGATTTTAATAAAGAGTTGGATGCTGAAATTATGGAGAAGTTCTTAAAAGAAGATTCTAACATTATTAAGAACTTGAAAGCCCTTGCTCCCGATAAAGAGTCAACAAAAGAAAAACCAGAAGATGTTGTAGAGATGACAGACTCAAGGTTAAAAGAGGCTTTTCCTGATTATAAAGATAGTGACTTAAGTAACATGGGAGAGACTCTTGCAAATGATATTAAGAGTATAACTGACAATAGTGAGATGCGGGAAATATTTGTAAAAATACTTCCTACTAGCAAGATTCCTAAATCTATTGAAGAGAGGAAAAAATTATTACTAACTGAGATTGTAAAACACTACACACTTTTAAAGCAAATAGGACAATAATATGGCTGAAGAACTAAAAGAAGATTGGTTAGAAAGACTCTCAAAAGAATTAGGTCTTGAGGTTACTCCAGAAGAAACTGAGTATAAACGAAGTGAACATGAGATGCCTTATGATCCTCCTCGTGACTTAGTTCAAGGAGGAGCAATGGATAAGCAGTCTCTTGGTCTAAAGGATTATGGAGGTACTACAGTTGAACCTTCTCTAGAAAAAGTTGTTAAGAAAAAGGGAGAACAAATAGGAGAATGGGCTGAAGAAGGTATGACAAATTTATTTGTTGGAGAAGGTGAACCATACACAATAAATACTAAAGGAGAGGGTGAGCCTCCTGATAAACCTAGTTATATGACAGACACGCTTGTAAGAGGTTTTGGTGGAGGTTTGTTTAGTGGTATAAAGAATGCAGGAGAGTTCTTTGGTTTTAAACAAATATATGAAGAAGGAAGTAAAGCATTAGATTACTTAGGTTTAGATCATAATTTAGTTTTTAATCTACCGGGATTTAAGGGATTTGATAAGGACAGACCCTTAGTCTTTCTATCTTCAGATGGCTACCTAGAAGATAAGATTGAAAAGGGGGAAGCCTTTCATTTACCTGAGTATCCTGAACCTGAGTATGGCATCAATAAAGTATTAAAACCTCTATCAAGATACCTAAGTGGTATTCTTATGACAAGAGCCCTGATTCCGACAGGTACAGTTACACACCCCACATTAAATTATAAGTTTCAGTACGATCCTACAGGAATAGCTAGAGATGTGGCTGGTACTATGCTTACATTTAAACCTCATGAACCAAGATTGTCAGACGCTTTACATGAGTATGTTGAGGATACTCCTATACCACTACTTGAGCCTGTCATCAGCTTCTTAAAGTCTAATCCCAACGACTCAGCCGCAGAAGGATACTTAAAGATCGCTATTGAAGGTACTGCTATTGGTAAGTTAGGTAATGAGATGGTTGAACTCTCAATGAAAACATATAGATTAGCAAAAAAATGGTATCACGCAAAAGACTTAGGTGCATCTGAAGGGGAGTTAGCTAAGATTTCACAGATAGGAGCAGCCGATATTAAAGAATATATGGATGGTGTTACTAAAACTAGTAAAAATAAAGCGGCTCTAGAAAAACTGGAAAAACTTAGAAAGAAATTAGAAAGGGCTGAATCAAAGAAAACCCAAAAGGGAAAGCCAGCAACAAAAGTATACAAGGAGGGAATGACTCCTGAAGAGGAGTTAGTATTAAAAGCTGTAGCTTTAGGTGATAGTGATATTGAAACAGCAATCACAGCTATGTTGACTGGTAAACTAGATAAAAGTAAGAGAGTATTAAACATTGGAGCTTCACAGGAACTAGGGTGGGAACAGGTAATAGGAGCTATTGCTGCTGTATATAAAAAGAGGAATGTATTTAAAAGGACATATCATACTATACAGTCGGGCAAACATAAAGGTAAGAAGAAAGCATCCACAGGTTTAATTGAAAGAGAGAGACAAACAGCTACTCAGAAAAAGGGTGAGGATATTTATGATGAGATGACTGAGTTTGAAGTAGCGGCAACCTTACGAGGTGAGTCTAGTAACAAACTTAAGAAAGCAATGTTAAAGAAGTATAAGGATGTGAAGGATGCAGGGGCACATATGTTTGCTTATAGAGTAGTACTAAGAGATCTATCCCTAGACTTAGCTAATAGTATTGATAGTAACTTAGATAGACTCCATGATCCTCAGGTACTACTAGCATTACAAAATGACTTCCAACAAATATCTGATCTCTACTTTTACTATGGTAACATTAGAGGAGAATTAGGTAGGGCTGTAACCAGCTTTAAAATAGAAGTTCCTCCTAAGTGGTTAGATAAGGGTGGAGCATTGAAAAAGTTAAGTAAAGAAGAAGAAGGTTTAAGAAATGCTTTTATCTCCGCACAGATGAGTAAGAACGGGTGGAATCCTGATATGGTACGCACAATCGGAACGATTATGAGAGAGGCAGATGATCCACTAAAAGCTATAGCATTAATTGATCGTGGTATTAAAGCAGTAAATGGTAGGATATTTGATGGTGTAATGGAAGTGTATAGGAATATAATACTAGGTTCTACAACAGTATTTGAAACCGCTATTGTATCAGGCACAGTAGAAACATTCTATCCTATGGCAAGAGATATGATAGGAAATGCTATGATTGGTGGGGTTCGTACATTAATGGGAAAACCAGCACAAATGGATACCTTACTTGAATCAGCACATCGTGCTAGAGGTATAATGCTTCACTATCCTAGAGCGGCAAAGCAAGCCTTATATGCCCTAATGCATGAAAGAAATGTACTAGATCCATTACGATCAGTAGTAGATGAAACAAATAAACAACTAAAGAATTTAAAAGGAGAACACGAATTAAAAAGACAGTTCGCTATTGCGGCTAATCCAAATGCTTCTGATCCTTTAGCTAGAACACTTAACCTAACAGGCCAAGCAATTAGACTTACTACTAGAGGTATAGGATCAATAGATGAATTTCTTAAACAGATAAATTATGGTGCGTGGGCTTATGGTAAAGTAATGATGAGAATGCCTGATGATATTAGAAAGGCAGCACCAGAAGTAAGAAGAGTATGGGCTAAACAACAGCTATCAGAGTATTATGATAGACTAGGAAGAGCAACTAGTGAAGAAGGATTAAACTATGCTAGAAAAATAGTATTCCAAGAGGACTTAGTACCCGGAAGTTTAAGTGCTGATTTACAGGCTTTTATTAAGAGCCATCCTCCTGCTGAACTATACGTTCCTATTATGAGAACTCCCGCAAACGTGGTCAAACGTCTTACTGAAAGGACAGTAGGTATGTCTGCCATGAGATCAGAAGTTAGGAGAAAATGGAATGGAACTCCAGAAGAACAAGCAGAAGTATTAGGAGATGTTACAATATCTACTACATTGTTAGGAGCAACCGCATCACTAATTACTTCAGGACAGTGTACCGGAGCAGGGCCAAGTGATCCTAAACAACGTGCACTATGGGAAGCTGCTGGATATGAACCATACTCTTGTAAGTTTGGAGATAACTGGTATCCTTATGATAGACTTGCTCCATTCTCAGGCCCACTTATGATGGTTGCTAATGTGTATGAAAACTCATGGAAATACAATAATAATAAAGAAGAGATTGGTGAACGAATGTTATTAGCTATAATGCAGTCACTTGGTGATATGCATTTTATTAGTAACTTCTATAATTTCTTTAAGATGATGGAGGAAGCAGGAAGAACTGGTGAAATTCAAACAGCCTTAGTTGATAAACCTATTCTTAAAAATGCAAGACTCCCGAAGATAATAGGACAAGGATTCCATGCAATTCAAGGACATGATGACTATAAAGAGATTGCTAATATAGGTGAACAATGGGATGTTGATATAGCTAATCTAACTGGTAATTGGGAAAGTCTTGGAGGAGAAAAGTGGAACTGGATAACTGGAGAAAAGATAGAAAGAGATATTTCTTATTGGTCTGGTTATGCTTGGAAAACCTATGAAGAAATAGATCCTGTTATACAAGAGCTAGTACGTATGGGATTTTCTGTCACTGCTCCTCAAAGATGGAGAACTGAATTAGGTATACAATTAACACCAGAACAGTTTGCTGACTATAAGATGTACATAGGTACTCAACCTATGTTCAGACACCCAAACACAGGTAAACGAATGAAGATGATTGAGTCTCTCCGTATACTTATGGGATCAAGTAAATATGCTTATGATGCTAATAGAGTATATCCAGATAATCCCGGCCCTAAAAATTGGAGATTAAAAAAGGTTTCTAAGATTATAAGGGCTTATAAAGATAACGCATGGAACTTATTGTTAGAAAAGTATCCTAAACTTGCAAAGCGAGTTGAAGAAAGGCAAAGAGGACTAACACAGTATCAACTACAACATGGAGAAGGTACACTTCCAAAATTTGAGGATCAAAAAGCTGAAGGATATGATTCATTCTTTAATCAATAAATGGACATTTACGGATTAAACTAATTAAATAAGGATAATATGGCATTAGAAACCACATTAACTAGTAAGATATGGAATCCCTTTGATGGTAGTACATATGCTGATGGAGATAAAATAGAGTTTGACTATAGTACTCTTGGGTTCACACCTTCTGCTGGTGATTCTTACAAGTCTACAAGTGGAGATGTATTTAAGGTATACGTTGGTGGTGTAAGAATATATAGAACAGATGATTCCAACTATGCCAGTGGTACAGGTTTCCTTGAAGATGGTAATACTGCCACAACATTAAACGGAGTATCAGCAACATGGAGTGACACAAGTAATACTGTATGGGAAATTGATACTGCTAACCAGTTAATAAAGGTTGATACAGGAGAAATACTAGCAACAAATCTTTATAAAAATGGTGGTATATATCCTTCTGGAGCAGGGAACTCTAATTTAACATTTACTGATTCCACTATTATTGAAGTCCGTAGATCTATACAGAATGAAAACTCTCCTTCAGTTGACTTCTCTAATGCCTCTATTCTAACAGAGCAAGACTTAGATAACTCAAGTCTCAACGTATTCCACATGGCACAGCAAGCTATTGTAACTGCTGATCAAGCCTTACCATTTAATACAGGTACAGGTGTATTTGAAGCATACCAGCCGGGAACTACTACTAAGAAGAGGATTACACAGGTAGCCGCACCTACTGCAAATGATGATGCAGTTACTAAGACGTACCTTGAGAACACATGGCTTACCTCTGCTGACAAGACTAATTCCGCTACTGTAGCAGGAATATCTAGTGAAGTAGCAACAGTTGCAGGAGATTCAACAGAAGTAAACACACTTATAAATGGTACAGATGGTACAGCAGGTACAGGTGGTACAACTAAGAATATAGCACTAGTTAATACAGTTGCAACTAATGTAGCAGATGTTAATGCAGTAGCGGCAAAGGCTACAGAAGTAGGTTTACTTGGTACAAGTGCTATGGCACATGCCACAACTGGTCACTTAGCTAGACTTGGTACTGCGGCAGTAGTTGAGGACATGGGTTTACTTGGTACTGCCGATTGTGTAGCAGATATGGCATTGTTAGGTACTGCTGATTGTGTTGCTGATATGGCTATACTAGCAGGAACATCAGCTTCAGGTAATTCTATTGTAGAAGATATAAATACTC